TTCACACAATATTTGAAATTCAGAAACAATATTTTTTATAATTTCATCAATTTCATATTTTTTATTTGTCGCCTGTGTCAATGAAATTGCCTTATTTTTCAATTTTTCCGGCAATATATTATTTACATTTATCCCAATTCCAACAATATAGACATCATCTGTTTTTTCCATCAAAATCCCGCATAACTTCTTATTTTCCAAGTAAACATCATTTGTCCACTTAAATTTATACTCTAAATTTTCTATTCCCCCTAATCCTCTTATTGTCGCAAGCCCAGCAATTAAAGGCAATTTCAAGTAATCCTCAATTTCCCAGTTTTCCCTTTCCTCCAAAAAAAAGCTGAAGATAGCCATTCCCTCCATAGAAACCCAGTCATTCTGCCTACGTGCCCTCCCGTGAGTCTGATTTTTAGCGCAAATAACGTCAAATTCCTCATAATTCCTATGATTTCTTTCCAAATAATCATTCGTTGAACCCAATTCATTAAATTTATACAAATTTATTTTTTGTAAGGAGGAGCTATGTTCGGATATAGTACAGCCAGTGGCTATGAGTTAGCCAATGAGCATCAGTTATCTGAAATCTTAGCAAATTTTAGTAGTGATTATATTTACGATGTGATCTCAGATCAAATCAGTAAACGGTACGAATTTGCTATTATACCAAAACCTAATATAGTAAACACATTTAAATCTAATTTTGATAATATCCGTGCAAACTTCCCAATGGATGTCGAAAATACTAATGCAGTAGAAGAAGACACATATCGGAATATCATTGATATTATCTGTAACTCATGTAATATGTCATTCGATACTACAACGGATGATAATATTTATCTTGCTGCAGCTACATTATATGACTTCTTAGTCTGTAGCTTCAATAAGCATATGGTTGATTTCGTTATCGGATTAATCATTAAAGAGCAAGACTCTATTTATTCTGCTTTAGAGTTAGAAGAGTCTAAAAAGAATAAAGATAGTTCTACTATCTACAATCGTAAGACTATGGAGAATACTAAGTTAGCTGTAATTAATGCTAACTTACCACAAGTCCTTCAATATGTCGCCACATTAGATATTAATATGACTGATCTTCTTCAAAGTTGTTATCAACAACCTATGGTTGATTTGATTGTAAATAACTTTGGTGAAAATATTAATATCTATAATGACTTTATGAAAGTTATCTTATCTAATGAAAACTTCTTACCTGAGTATATTACAGAGATACGTCTACGTATCCAAGGGTTAGGTTAATCATGGAAAAGAAAGAACCTACATTAACGAGAGATTTTACTAGACCAGTTTATCGTCCAAATACAAAGATAGATAAGTCTAATATGACAGAAGCTACAGCTTTTGATCATGATATTATTTTAGAAGAAGATGAGGAAGAAACTAATGGAAACAACGGCTAAACAAGACATTAACTACGTAAAGAACTTGGCTAAAGAAGCTGAGGGTTTAACTGAGACTGAAATTAAAGATTTAGAAACTGTATCTGAAGAAGATATGGCTAAATTCCCTGAAGGTGAAATCATTCAACCAATCGTCCCAGAAACTATTCCTACTGTAGAAGAAATCGAAAAGATGGAAAAAGTAGAAGTATTACCTGAGGAGGATAAGGCTGATGCCGATTTTCCCTCTAACGAAAGCGGAAGCTCGGAAGGAAATGATTCGACTATTGTGTCAAATGAAGAATCAAATGAAAGTGATGGCTCCATTGGAGATTCCGATACTACCGAAGCTACTTTGGATACATCGGAATTGGAAGAAATTATAAATAAGTTTGATGAAATTGATATCACAGTAGAAGATGTAAAACATCAAAAAGATGAATCTGATGATTTTAAAGAAGCTGAATTCTCTGATGAAGTATATGAAGATATCATCAAAGTATATAAAGAACTTCAAGAAAATCCACAAGCTGATGTATTAGATTTACTCTCTGCTCAATCTAAGCAAGAATTCTTAGTTCAAGCTGGTAAGACTGGTATCAATACTAATGATAACACCATCTATAAATTCTTTATCGAAGGTTTCATTCGTGAAGTCTGTGGTAATGCTTATATGGATAAAGGTCATGATTTAGTTAATGATGCTGTAACTAAAGTTAATAACTTAGCTGAAACTAAAGAAATGTCTAAGATGTTAGAAGACTACATTGAAGAATCCTATAATAATCGTATTACTGAAATGAATCGTATTATGGATTCCACAGAAGATCAAAATGTAATTGAATCTTGTATCAATGTATTGAATGCTAATAATGATGCTAAAGAATACGGTTTCTTATATAAAGCTATGGAAGCTCGTCCATCTTACTTCAACGTTGGTAAAGCATTCAAACATCAACAACGTAACGTTGAAGCTATTCATGAAGCATTAGAACGTATTAATATCAAGAATATTAACGTTGGTGTATTCATTGATGCAATTGCAGAATTCACTGGTTATGAAGTTGAATCTATTAATATCTTCTCTATCTTAATGCAACTTATCGTAACTACAACAAACTTTAGTGATAAGATTCAAATGATGCGTCTATATACTATGATGCTTCTCTTAGGCGGTGCTCTTCATTCTATGAAGACTAAACAAGAAGTATCTGGTATCTTCCAAGAAGTAGCATTTAACTATCAACGTCTATGTACTACTATCTCTACTGGGTTCAAAGCATATGAAAATGGTTTGAAAGCTCAAGCTGTTCAAAAATATGCACCTAAAACTAAAAAACGTAGAAAATAATTATAGACATAAGAATAATGGTTTACCCCAATGGTGAAAAACCATTGGGGTCATTATTTTATTAATTCTATTTTTTCTAGAAGGAGAAAGTATTATGCCTGATAATGAAGTACTTGGTAATACTGCTTCTCAACCTGCTGCAGAAGTACATACTGCTACTGAAACTGCAAACAAGATTGATGGTGTATTCCGAGAAAATACTGATAAAAAGGGTACTGGTACAATCACATACACTGATGGTACTGTATTAAACTTTGTTAAAAATGCTTTTGACCATACTGATGCAACAGTTAAGAAAGTATTGAAAACTGACAAATACAAATATGTATCCCCATTTGATGTAGCTAAAGCTCAAGGTAAAACTTTGGATGAACGTTGCTACGTTCCTGGTAAACTTGGTGGTTTAATGGAATCTGAAGTTCAAGAAACTGCTGTTGCTATTAAAATCACTTATGGTCCAACTGAAAACCTTACAGTAGAAGATAAACGTGCTACTGCAATTGAAGTATTAGTTGATGATGAAGGTAATCTTCATGGTGATGCTGATGACTACAATACTCTTAAAGGTTCTGGCTACTATGTAGTACAAAAACCTGAAGAATTATTGGCTGAGCATCCAGAAATTATTAAACAATATAAAGACGCTGTTGTTCGTCTAACTAAAACTCAAATCAAAGAAGTAAAATCTGATAAAGAAGGTTTCATTGAAATCGTTTACTCTGATGATACTGTAGTTAAATTTGATAAAGCTGGTAAAATTGTTTCTGATGGTCGTTCCGCAGAACCTGAAAAACCATATGAAGATTTCGCTGATACTTTGAAAGCTAAGATCATTGAAAATCTTAATACAACTACTGTAGATGAAAACGGTAAAGAAGTTAAAGATGTTAATAAAATTGCTATTACTGACTCTAGTGAAGTTGGTACTGGTAAATATACATTTAACTTTGCTGACGGTTCTAATGTAATTGCATTGAATGGTCGTATCATCTCTGATACTCGTTCTTTCGGTCGTAGATACCAATCTGTATATACAGAAATGATCTACAAATATACCGAACTTCTTGATGTAGCAACTGACTACTTCCATGAAGATCCTGAGTTAACAGAAGCTGAGCAACGTCGTGCTGCTTCTCTTAAGATTATGAACTTACCTCGTAACTTGCTTGAAAAATACACAGCTAACCGTGCTATGAAACAAGCTCGTGTAGGTCATTCTCAAAACTCTGCTAACTCTCTTGGTATCAGAACTACTACTGATCGCATCATGGAATCCTTGATGGCTCAAAAATGGTCTCCTAACGACAAATAATATCTAGAGGAAGGTCTTAATGACCTTCCTCAATATTTTTCAACATTATGGTAATTTAATATAATATTTTTACTCATGGAGGTAATTAAATGGCAATAGACAATGTAATTGACCCTACTAATTGTAATCCTTACTCTACTGCTAGTGGCGACAATAAACGTGCTTGTCCTAAAGCTAATATGGTAGACATTAAAGCTGAGATCCGTAGATCTCTATTAATCTCTTTCGTATTCTCTAATCCAGATGATAACTATAAAGTTCTTCTCTCTGAAGGTGCTAAAGAAATCTGGGAAATTGATTATGTAAAAGATGGTGAATTGAAACGTGCTGCTGGTAAAGTACGTAACTTTGAGTACTGGACTAATAAACACATTGGTCTTTCTACTTACTCTGCTAATGGTGTAATTCAACGTGATGAAAAAATTGTGGTTAAATTCGATGCTTCTATCGATTTCAAAAATCAACTTCTTTCCATTGACGTTCGTAACATCCGTGGTTTGAAACCAGCTGGTGTAATTGAAGATTCTGAATTGAGTCAAGATTCTGCAGCTAACTTCATTAAAGTATCTAAGAATGCTTATAACTTCCTTAAAGTTGCATATCCTAAAGAATACTCTACAATGACTAAATTAGACAATACTTTGAATACTGATGATACTGAATATACAGACTACATGTTTGATGGTGCATTAGCATTAAATGAATTGGCTCCATTGAATATGAAGAAAGTTAAATCTGCAAACTATATGTTTAGAGATAATCAAAACTTACGTCAAGTTCAATTGACTACATCTGATGCATTAGCATCCACAAAAGGTATGTTTGAAGGTTGTTCCAAATTGGAACAAGTTGAAATCAGTACTCATGGTGTACAAAATGCTGAAGCTATGTTTAAAGGTTGTCAAGCTTTGAAAGCATTGAAATTAGATGTATCTTCTTTGACTACAACAAAAGAAATGTTTAAAGATGCTACTGCTTTAAGTACTCTTCGTGTAACTGGTAAATTGAACACTGGTATTGATTTGACTAATTGTCCATTAGACCAAGATTCTATTGCATCTGTATTGAATTCCTTGAATGATAATGGTCCTGATGAAGATAAAGAAGTTCGTTTCAGAAATGAAACTGTTGCTGGTACATTGAAAGCTACTTTTGATGGTGCAACTACTGCAGGCTGGGTAATCTCTGGTCTTACTTTCACTGAAACTCATGCAGATAAAGAAGATGAAAACTTAGGTAAAGATTTAGTTGATGCATACGAGGATGGTAGAGACAATGGACCTACTCATGAAGAAACTCACACTGAAACTCCTAACAATTCTGAAACACATACTGAACAACCAGCTACACCTGGTACTACAGAAACTCATGAAACTTCCACCGTAACTCCAGTTGAACAAGCTCATGAAGAAACACATACAGCTGAACCTACTCATGAAGAAACTCATACTGAGGTAACTCCAGCTCCAGAAGAACATCATGAAACTGCTACTCCTAGCACTGGTGAAACTACAGTAACTCCAGCTCCTGCTACTCATGAAGAAGCTCATACAGAACAACCAGCTGCTCCTAGCACTGGTGAATCTACAGTAACTACTGGTACTACAGAAGAAACTCACACTGAAGCTCCTGCTATTCCAAGTACTGGTGAATCTACAGTAACTACTGAACAACCAGCTACCACTGGTGAAACAGAAACTCATACTGCTGAACCTACTCATGAAGAAACTCACACTGAAGTAACTCCAGCTCCTGCAACTACAGGTGAAACTGTTGCAGTAACTCATAGCACTTCTGAAACACATACTGAACAACCAGCTCCTGCTACTCATGAAGAAACTACTGTAGCTTCTACAACTCCAGCTACTACTCCTAGCACTGAAACTACTACAGTAACTACTCCTGAAACAGCTCCAGTAGCTGGTACTACAGAAGAAACTCACACAACTGAACCAGCTCATGAAGAAACTCACACTGAAGCAACTCCTGCTCAACCAGCTGCTCCAGCTACTACTGGAAATACAGCTTCCTCTACAGCTACAAATTCTGAAAGTGAAGAAGAATTAGACCCTAATATGATGCTTGACGCTTATAATGAAGGTGCAAACTAATAATTTGGGAAATATTCTCAGCCCTAATTTTTCGAAACATATTAGTAGCGAGCATAATGTTTGTTCGTTAGAATAATATTTTGAAAGGAGAAATCAATAATGGCTCTTTCTATTCAAGCCCAATTGAAAAAAGTATTGGCACCTTTTGCAAAAGCAGTTGGTGTTGATATCAAAAAATTAAAAGACAGTAAACAAGATAAACTTAAAGCTGGTGCTAATATCCACATCGATGAAGATGGTACTATCTCCGCTAGAGGTACTGGCGAAGCTGCCGATTTAAGTGCTTATTCTACTACTGAACAAGTTACAACTTTAATTGATGGTAAAGTTGCTGGATTAGTTAAAGCTGATGCTTTAGATACTAAATTAGCTAACTATGCTACCAATGCTGCTGTACTAACTCAATTAGAAGGTTATGCTAAAACTACAGAAGTTCAACCTAAATTGACTGCTGGTGAAGGCGTAGCTATCTCTGAAGCTGGTGTAATCAGTGCAACTGTTGCTGCTCCTGATTTGACAGGTTATGTAAAAACTGAAGCTTTGGAAACAGCTTTAGATCTTGGCGATCTTAACTTGGTTGCTGAATATGAAGCTGGTAAAACTGGTACTGCAACTACTGAAGCTGCTGCTTCTAGCGAGACTGAAGGAATTGTATATCATGCAGCTCCACCTGTTGGTTAATCATTGACAATTTAATATACAATAAAGTAATACTAATGAGAGATGATCATTATGATCATCTCTCCTTTATTTAAATTTCTGAAAGGAGAAATCTAAACATGGCTGAATTTAAAAAAGCTATTGAGAAAACTCTTAAACCTTTTGCTCGTAAAGTAGGTTCTGATATTAAAGGTATTGAATCTAAAGTATTTGTTGGCAAACCAATTAACGTAGTAGAATTTGGTATTGATAATACTGGTGCTACTGATGTAACTGCAAAGTTAAATGAGCTCTTCCAAAAAGTCCATGCTGAAGACTATACTGAAGTAATCTTCCCTGATGGTACATATAAGATCTCTGGTCCAGTTAATGTAATTACCCCAAGTGATCGTAAGAAATATGTATATATCCATGCTCAAAATAGATATAAAGCTAAAATTGAAATGCATGGTACTAGAGAAACCACATCTGATGGATATAGTATCTATACAGGATTCCAATTACAACCAGAAAACTTTGAAGCAACTACTACTCGTGGTTATAATGTAAGATTTGATGGTTTTGTAATCGAAGGTCATGAACTTCCTGCGGATGAAACTAACCAAAGTCCATCTACTTCTATTTATGCTATTATGTCTTCACAAAATTATAATTTCAATAGTAGTGATTATAATTTATATAACTTTACTTGTACTAATATGGAATTCATTAATACATATTATACTATTAACTTAAACCATAATATTTTTGATGCTGATTTAAAAAATATCTATATCGATGGTGCAGAGTATCCATTAGATCTTAGTTCTAATTACTCTAATAATAACTCGTTAGATAATATCACTATTAAGAACTGTAAAAATGGTACAAATGTCAGTGTTAAATGTAGTGTTAAGAATATTGATATCATTTATGATAATGAATCTATCTTTGCTAATAATAACATGCCTAGTCATAGTTTTACTCCATATTTGATGTCAAATGTATCCATTAAAGGATTCTATAATCTTGCGGCAGGTATGTCTGTTCTATCAATTAACACTCAATCAAGTACAATATCTGATATTAGATTAGATTTGAAACCTATTAGTGTTGATAATGTATATCAATATGAAAGTTATGTACCTTCATTTATCGATTTCAGTCAATCTAGTTCTGAATCTGGATTGGTTAATATATCTGATGTTACATTTGAAAAGTTTGAAGAAAACTTTGCTAGTGTATTTGAAAAAGTACCTAAATTTGCATTCTTTAACACTAGTATTCCTCTATCATTGCATAATGTATCTGAATCTGATCATTTAAAATTCTTTACTGAAAAAGCTATAAATGTTACTTATGAAAAGTCTGGTTCTTATAATCTAAATTATAATACCAAGAATGAATCATTTAAACCAAGACCATATCTTGGTACTGATCGTAATATGAATGGTACAGATCAAGCATTAGCTAGTACATTTGGTGCAATCTATTTAGCATCTTCCGAAGGCACTCCGTCAACTGGTAAGAATAATGAAGATTATTCTGAAAACACTGCAGGCGTTAGAGGTGATATCTTTACTGAATTAGAACCAGAAAAATACGGTCACTTTGCATATGTATCTACATATGAAAATACTACAACAGTAACTATTTATAAAAGAGATTGTCCAATAACTTCTTTTACATATAATTCAGATGATAAGACATATACCGCTACATTTGCAGAATTGCCAAAATTTAAAAATGGCACTATGGCTAATAAGATAGTTAATGTTGGAAGTATACTAGAAAATCTAGAATCTGGATCACTTGAATTTGAAATCACTGCAGTAAATGAAGATGCTAAAACTCTTACATTAAAACCTTATGAAGAAAATAAACAAGGATATGCTTTTCCATACACTATTGATGCTACTAGTACTACTGGTAATCCTGTATTCGCAAATGGATTTAAAATAAAACCACGTAAAGTTAATCGTATGAAAAATATGACATACGTAACTGTACCAATTATTCATTCTGGAGCTACCGAAAACCGTCCAACTGAGCACTTAGTTGTCGGTCAAATGTATTTTGACACTACTGTAGGTGCACCTGTATTCTGGAATGGTACTGAATGGATTCAAGGTAATAATGGTGGTAGTGGTGGTTCTGTAGACACTTCTAACTTAGCTACTAAACAAGAATTACATGATGCTATTGCTGCAATTCCGGCAGGGTCTGGTGGTTCTGTAGATACATCTAACTTAGCTACTAAAGCTGAATTGGCTGCTATCCCAGCTAATAATGTAACTCAAGATGATAATCATTATTTTGTAACTAAATACCAAAATAAGAAACTCCAAGACTTATATAATAAAGGTGAAATGGATACTAAGTTTGCTACTAAAACTGATGTAACTAATGCAATTGCTGCAATTCCAGCCGCAACTCCTGTAGATACTTCTAATTTTGTAACTAAACAAGAACTTGATGCTACATTGAATGCGATCAATGAAAAACTTAAACAAATCCATGGAGGTAACTAATAATGGCTGATACTTCTAATGAAATTATCCAAACCCTAGAGGCTATTCATAATGATATTAAAGCTGCTAAGGATACTTTAAAAGAAAATAACGTAGCGTTGGAATCCAACGCTACTTCAACTTTAAGTACAGAGATTAATAAGATTCCTACTGCTATTAAAGAGTCTGATACTCTTATTGGATTTAATAATGGTTCAATGTCAATGAGTGGTGGCTTCTTATATAAAACCGATGAGTATAGTCTTTCTCCAGAAACAGCAACTGTGATGAAAACTGAAGATGGCGTATATACTATCCCAGAAGGTAAATCATTAAATATGCCATTCATTAATAAAATCCCTTATGCTACAAATTTACCAAAAAATAATGATTATACTTTAAAATATAATGGGTATATTTTGAGGTATAACGAAATACAAATACTAGAAATTGATTTATATAAGATATGGTTTTGAGAGATAGTTAGTAAAAGGAAAACGAATGAACAAGATTTTTAAAGTAATTTGGTCTAAGTCAAAACAGTGCTACATTGTAGTATCTGAAATTGCGAAGAACAAAACAGGTAAAAAGAAAATCGTAGTGGCCGGGATATTTGCGGCGTTGGCGATGGTTAATGGAGGACAAGCAACATTTGCAGCGTGGCCAGCAGGTGGAGAAGGAGCTCAAAGTGCATTTTGGATGGGGCGTTCATCCAGTGCAACAGGACAAAATGCTCAAGCTATAGGTGTGGCTGCGAATGCTTCTAGTGCTAAATCCGTTGCTATAGGTTCAGATAGTTTCGCGCAAGGTTATGCATTAGGGAATAATGTTACTGGTGCTACTGCTGTTGGTGGACATGCTAGTGCAATAGGGACCGGTGCGGTTGCTTTAGGATATCGAACACATGGAGATACAGTTTATGCGACTGCAATTGGCTCAGATTCTTCGGTTACAGGGCAATATGGTGTAGGCCTTGGTTGGAAGGCTAATGTATCTGCAGATAATTCCATTGCCGTGGGTGAACAATCTAAAGCTGTGAAAGAAGGATCCACTGTAATGGGACCCGCAGCTCGTGGCTATGGTAATGGTTCTTTATCTATTGGTTACCAGGCTTTGGCTGGGGCTAATGTTTATACAGGGGCAGCTAATGATCCTTCTCCATATAATGATACTCCAGCAACAATTAATAATTATGCCCAATGGGGGGATGCTGCTATTGGTTTACGTGCCGTTGCCACTGGTGGTAATGCCACTGCACTTGGTCGTAGTGCGAGAGCCGCTGCAGCTAACGCAATTGCAATCGGTGGTGGCAATGGTAGCGATGCTAATAATAATACTGAGAAAACAGAGGCTACAGGTGAGAAATCAACTGCAATTGGGTATAATGCCAAAGCGGGTGCTGAAAAGTCTACCGCGATTGGTGCTGGTGCAACTGCTTTGGGAGAAAGTGCATTTGCAGGTAGCGGTGCGACAGCTTCGGGGAGTTACTCCGTAGCAATTGGTAAAGCTACAGCTAGTGGTGGACAATCAATTTCTATTGGTAAGGACTCTGAAGCAACAGATAATGGTACCATTGCAGCAGGTGATCGTTCTAAGGCAAAAGCTGGAGGGGGCATTGCTATTGGTTATGATGGCCAAGCATTGAATATAAATGCAACGGCTGTAGGTAGTGAAGCACATGCAACTGGTAAGCAGTCAGCCGCATATGGCTTTAAATCTCAAGCATCTGAGCAAGATGCTACGGCTATAGGTAGTAATGCAATAGCTAGTGCTGTTAGAACGACTGCTTTAGGTGTAAATGCACAAGCATTAGGTAGTAATTCCGTAGCTATTGGAGGTGGTGCAGGGGGGACTGGCACAGTTGGTTTTGCAGAGGAGCTTAAGGCTGATGGTGGTGATATTAATCGTCTTAATCGGAATATTAATATTGCCACTACTGCAGAAGGTGATAATGCAGTAGCTCTTGGCTATTATGCTAATGCTGCAAATGGTGGTGTTGCTATTGGACAGACTTCTGTTGCTGCAACTGGTGGTGTAGCACTTGGTCAACGCGTATTAGAAGACACTGGCAATAAAGATGCTGGTGCAGTCGTAATTGGTCAAGATTCTACTGCTAAAGGAACATATTCAGTCTCAATAGGTCGACAAACAATTACTAAAGGATCGACCTCTTTAGCTATGGGTAATGGAGCCTCTGCAAATGGTGGTTACTCTGTTGCAATGGGTCGTAAGGTGGTTGCTGATGATACATCCACAGCGATAGGACATCATGCTTATGCATCAAAAGGCGGGTTGGCAATAGGTGCACAAGATAATGATACATCTGCTGATAGAACTACTGCTTCAGCAAAAGGTGCTTTGGCTATTGGTAAAAATACAAAGGCTAGTGCTGAGGATGCAGTAGCTATTGGTACAAATGCACAATCAACTTTGAAGGGCGCAGTTGCGTTAGGTAGTGGCTCTACAACTGCAACAACAGCTACAAAACAAACTTCAACTACGGTTAATGGTATTGCATATAACTTTGCGGGTGCTACTTCAGACCCTAACATGCAGGTTTCTGTTGGTGCAGCAGGTAAAGAACGTCAAATCAAGAACGTAGCAGCTGGTGAAGTATCTGCTACAAGTACAGATGCCATTAATGGTTCCCAATTATTTGCTGTTGCTAGCCAAATTAAACCTATCAATTACGTTTCAGTAAAATCATCAGCAGTTGGCAATAAAAATAATGATGGTGCTACAGGAAATGATGCTGTTGCAATTGGTCCAGGTGCTCAATCATCCGGTGATAATGGTGTTTCTTTAGGAAATGGTTCTCAAGCTAATGCCGAATCTGTAGTTTCTATTGGTTATCAATCAAATTATGGAGCTCAAAATAATTCTAAATCAATAGGAATTGGTTGGGCCGCAGGGTTTCAATCTAATGGAACAGAAAATGTTGGTATTGGTAGAGATGCGGGACGTAAATTAACAGGTAACAACAATGTTAGTATTGGTAAAAGTGCTGGCTCGGGTGATGTATACACTAGTGGGTCTGTATTAATGGGCCAAAGTGCTACTATTATTAATAGTACAGATAAGTCTGCGATTAATGATGTAGTGGCTATTGGTAATGGCGCACAAGGTGGCGCTGCTTCCTCTGTTGCAATAGGTAAAGGTGCCAAAGCACTAGGTTTCTCTACTATTGCAATCGGTGAAAATAGTAATGCTAAAGTAAAGGTCGGTTCGGCGCCTAGTATTGCTATAGGGCGCAATACTACTGCAAATGGTGATTATGCGGTTGCTCTTGGTGGTGGTGATAACTATGGTAATTTCCAAGGGGCTAAAGCTGCTGGTGTAGGTACTACTGCTATTGGCTCGGCAACGGTGACTAAGGATAGTACTGATTTCCAAACTGCAGTTGGTTTTGGAGCTACAACTGATGCAACTGAGGCGAGTGCATTTGGTCATCAGGCATCTGCTATAGCTAAAAATGCGACTGCATTAGGATCTGCTGCCTCTGCAACAGCAGAAAATGCCACAGCTCTTGGAACCGGTGCAATTGCTAAGGTAAAAGATGGCGTTGCAATAGGCTCCAGCTCTAAGGCTACTGTTGATAAAGGTGTTAAAGGATACGATCCAAATGATGGTCGTACTAATAAGTATGGTGGATTAACTAATAATATACTTACCAGCACAAATGCAGCGGTATCTGTTGGTGAGGGTGCTAGTGTAACTCGTCAAATTACTGGTGTAGCAGCTGGTACAAATAATACAGATGCAGTCAATGTGGCTCAATTAAAGAGCGTAAACCTTGCTTTCAGTGGCAATAGTGGCAATAATGATGTGAACCTTGCTAATGGTACATTGGCTATAAAAGGGGATACTACCTACATTACAACGACAGCAAATACAAATGGTATTACCATTGCTGGTAAAACACAGGATATTAGTGTTAATGCTAATGGCGTGGCATCAGCCAATAAAGGTATGGCTGATGCAAAAAACGTAGCGCAGTCTATTAATGATGCCATTTCTAAAAATGCATATACATGGACGGTATCTGCTAATGGTGATGCTGGTGAAAGCGTAGCAAAAAGTAATAAGGTAGATTTCAATGGTGATTCTTCTAATATTACTGTTGAACGTACAGGTAAGAAGATTACTACCAAATTAAATAAAGATATTACCGTAGATTCTGTGAAAGCTAGCAATAAGGTAACCGTAGGTACGGCAGCTAAACAACTAGTACTAGATGGTACAACAGGTGCAATGACGGCTGGTATTGGCGCTAATGCAATTAAATTAGATGGAACCGCTGCAACTATTACGGCTGGTTCCGGTAATAATGCGATTAGTTTAAATGGAACCAATGCACAGGCAACATTCGGTAGTGGTACTAATGCGGTTTCTATTAATGGTAAAACCGGTGCTGTGACAGGTCAAACTTTCACAGCGGGCAGTACGACAATTAATACTACCGGTTTAACAAGTGGTACTGGATCAAGTGCAGTTTCATTTGGTACAAATGGCATTAGTGCAGGTAATCAGACCATTACTGGTGTAGCTACTGGTGGTAGTACAGATAGTAATGCGGCTAATATTGGAGACGTTAAGCGTTATGTATCAGGTGCAACGCTTAACCTGACAGATGGAGCCAATAACGGTACTGTAAAACTAGACCAACAAAATCTTAAAGTGTCCGGTTCAAATGGTGTTAGAACTTACGTAAATGGACAAACTGTGACCGTTAGTCTTGATACGAATACTTATAATGCAACTACTAATGGTATTGGTATCAAAGGTGACAGTGGATTTGCCACAAAAAAATATCTTAAAGACGGCGATGCCATCTTTAATGTAACCGGTGATGGTAATCTTGTTAAGACTAGTTCTACTACAACAGGAGTTCAAGTATCTGTTGATTCCACAAAAGTAAAAGACTTAGCAGTAGATGCAGTAACCGTAAGTAAAGCTAATACTATAGATAATCCTATTACTGTAACTCCAACAGCAGGTATTAACTCTAAAGATTATGCAATTGGCATTGATACTACAAAACTTGCAGCTAAAACGAATTTAGCCTATACAGCCAATGGTGCTACAGCAAAAACTGTATCTTTAGCCAAAGGTCTTAATTTTGTTAATGGGACAAATACGGTGTCATCTGTAGATTCTGATGGCAAAGTATCTTTTGATTTAAATCAAGCCACAAAAGATTCTATTAATAAATCTGCTACAGCAGTAGGTCGCACTATTACGCTTAACGCGGATAGTGGTACAGGTTCTAGTCAGTCTTTAAGCAATGGTAATGTGTCCTTTGCGGTGAGTGGTGCCACTGGTGACTATATCTCCACTACCATGGATGGTAGTGCCGTAAAAGTATCTACAAAGCGTGCAACTATCAATAGTGATGCCAATACTGGTGCTGCTTCCGTAACAGGTGCTGATGGTTTAGCTACTGCTAAGAATGTAGCTAGTGCTATTAACTCTGCTGTTAATGGTTTGTCTCAAAACCTAAATATCAGTGATGGTACAAAAGATAGCTCTGTGGCTCTTAAAAGTCAAAAATTAACTATTACAGGTACAGGTGCAGCGACAACTACTGTTAATAATCAAACTATTACCGTTGATGTAGCAGAGGGAACGCTTTCAAATAATACAGACGGTACTGTGAAAGCCGATGCTGCTGGTGTAGCCACAACTAAAAATGTTGCGGACGTTATTAATAAGACTATCTCCGATAATCAATATAGCTGGAAACTATCTACTAATGGCGAAGCCACTACTGCAACTGTAGGCAAAGGTGATATCGTAGATTTCACTGGCGATACTAATATTACAGTTGATCGTAATAATAAAGATATTTCAATTAAGCTAAACAAAGACCTTACAGGTTTAGATTCTGTTTCACTTGGTACTCTTGGCAATGAAACAATTAAGATTAATGGTAGAGATGGTAGTATTAAAGCTCGGAAAGCTGAATTTCTAGATAATGTTGGTGCTGGTTCTACTATTACTAGTGATCAGTTAAAGTTTACGAATGGTGCAACTGGTGCTAACGAGGCTACAACCACTATTGCTTTAGATACAGTAGCCATTCAATCAGGGCCTAATAGCAGTGCTCTTACATCTAAATATCTCACGTTTAGTGATAAAGATGGCAATATTGCAGAAGGCAGTGCCAAAGGTATGGGATTCCAGAATGCAGCCGGTAAACTGGTTCAATTTACTGTTGATGAAATCACTGCTGGTGGTAATAAAATTAAAGAGGTTGCTGAAGGTACCGCTGATACTGATGCGGTTAATGTTAAGCAATTGAAAGATACAATTGGCGGTCAATCCTTAACATATCGTGCAAATACATCGGCTGATACAGATGCTAAATCTGTTAAATTATCTAAAGGCTTAGACTTTGTAAATGGTACATCCACGGTAGCCTCTGTTGATGAAGATGGCAAAGTATCCTTTGATCTTAATACAGCAACTAAGACTCAAATCAATACGAATACTACAGATATTGCAACAAATAAAGACAATATAGCAACCAATACAGCAGATATTGCTACTAATAAAGGTAAAATTGCGACAAATACCACTAATATTGCAACAAACACAGCAAACATTGCTCATACTATTGCGTTAGCTGATGATAAAGGTACATCCACGACTGCTAAGTCCTTAAAAGATGGTAATGTATCTTTTAATATCAAAGGGGATAACAAGTATATCTCTACCGCTGCATCTGGTAATGATGTAACGTTGACGGTTAATGAACAAGCGATTAAGGATGCTGCTAAGTCTGCTTCTTCTTTCAAGGTGAAAGCGAATACTCATGCTGAAGAAGAGGTAAAAGGTGGCGATACTATTACCTTTAACAATGGTGATAACATTGAAATCAGCCAAACTGGTAAGACTTTCACCATCGGAACGGCTAAGAATATAACTGTTGATTCCGTAACTGCAGGTAATACGGTTATCAATACGTCTGGTTTAACAAATGGTACAACTGCTATTACAGGCACAGGTATTACAACAGATAAAGTAACTGTAGGTGGTATCTCTATTGATAAAACTGCTGGTATCAATGCTGGTGGTAAAGTTATCTCTAATGTAGCCAGCGGTACGGTAAACAATAATGCTACCGATGATTCCAATGCAGCGAACATTGGGGATGTGAAACAAGCTGTTGCTAACTTGTCTCAAAACCTTAATATTACTGATGGTACAAATAATGGCACTGTGGACCTTAAAAACCAAAAACTTAACGTGGCTGGTGCTAATGGTGTAACAGCGACTGTAAATAACCAAACGATCACAGTTGGTTTGGACGCGAATACTGTTAATGCTACAACGAAGGGTATTGGCCTTACTGCTGATACTGGTTCTACAGGTAATAAATACCTTAAAGACGGTGATGTATCCTTTGCGGTAACTGGCGATGGCAATCTTGTGAGCACAACTGGTACAACAGCAGGTGTGAAAGTTGCTGTTGATGCGGCTAAGGTAAAAGATTTAGCGGTAGCTGCTGTAACGGTAAGTAAGGATGCGCAAGCAGATAATCCGATTACGGTAACCCCAACAGCGGGTGCTAATTCTAAAGATTATGCCATCGGTATCGATACAACAAAACTTGCGGCTAAAACGGATTTAACATACCGTGCTAACAGTGCTGCAGATGCTAATGCAAAGAAGATTTCTTTATCTAAAGGTCTTAACTTTGTAGATGGTGGATCCACAGTTGCTACTGTTGATAACGATGGCAAAGTATCCTTTGATCTTAATACGACAACTAAGAATCAAATCAACACGAATACCACAGATATTGCTGCTAATAAAGGTAATATCACTAAAAATACAGCCGCTATTGCTACTAATACAGCAGCGTTAGCTAGAAATATCTCCCTTGGTGCAGATGCTGGCACAGCATCCAGCCAATCCTTGAGCACTGCTGATGTGGCATTTAATGTGAAAGGCGCAACAGGTGACTTTGTATCTACTAATATGAATGGTAATACGGTTGAGATTTCTACAAAGCGTGCTACGATTAACAGTAATGCCACGACAGGTGAAGCGTCCGTAACTGGTAATGATGGCTTGGCAACAGCTAAGAATGTATCTGATGCTATTAATAAAGCTGCTGAAGCCGCAAAAGCAGGTGCAGCATGGAATATTACAACTAATTCCAGCACAACCGATAAAACTGCCGTTAAAGGCGGCGATACTGTAGATTTTATTAATGGCAATAATATCGAGATTACACAAGATGGTACAGATAAAAAGAAAATCACTGTTGCTACTAAGAAAGATATTACTGTTGATTCTGTAACAGCTAATAACAAAGTAACTGTTGGTTCTGGTGCGAATAAAATTACCTTGGATGGCACTGATGGCTCTGTAACGGGTAAAGCTTTCACAGGTACTACTTTCACAGGCACATCATTTACAGGTACATCCTTCACGGCAGGCAATACGGTTATCAATACAAACGGTTTAACGAATGGTACAACGGCTATTACAGGCACTGGTGTAACAACAGATAATGTGACTGTTGGTGGTATTTCTATTGATAAAACGGCTGGCATCAATGCTGGTAATAAGGTCATTAGCAATGTGGCTAGCGGTGGCACTACATTGACGAATGCTGCGAATATTGGCGATGTTCAAAATGCAGTGGCTAACTTGTCTCAAAACCTCAATATTACGGACGGCACACATAACGGCACTGTAGACCTTAAAAATCAAAAACTTAATGTAGCTGGTACTAATGGCGTAACGGCGACTGTTAATAATCAAACGATCACAGTTGGTTTGGATGCTGACACAGTTAATGCTACCACTAAGGGGATTGGCCTCACTGCTGACACTGGGTCCACAGGTAATAAATACCTCAAAGATGGGGACGTATCCTTTGCCGTGACCGGTGATGGCAGCCTTGTGAGCACATCTGCTACGGCAGCAGGTGTGAAAGTTGCTGTTAATTCTGCAACTATCACTGCTGGTACAGATGGCACAATTACTGCTCCTACCACTGATGGCGTAGCAACTGCTAAAAACGTAGCAGATGCTATCAATGCAGCTAAAAAAGCGTCTAAAACTGAAATCACTGCTAATACAGGTGAAGCAGCTAATGCAACAACAGGTAATGTGACATTAACATCTATTACGGCTGCTGATGGTCATACTATTTATGACGTAAAACTCAATGACAAGGTGACACTTGGTTCTGGTGCTAATGCGGTAACGATTGATGGTACATCGGGTGCTATTACAGGTAAAACGGCTACTATTGGTGGTGTTACTGTTAACGGTACGGCTAATACTATTGGCGGTTTATCTAATACAACATGGAATGGCACAGCCGTATCTGGACGTGCTGCAACAGAAGACCAATTGAAAGCAGCAACTGGTGCTACGACATTGAAGTTCACCGGTGATGTAGCAACCAATACTGGATCTGTAAATCTTAAAGATGATACATTCGGTATTAAAGGTGATGGTAAATACATCTCTACTGATGTAAATGGTAAAAATGTAAATCTTACAGTCTCTGAAGCAGAAGTTAAAAAATCTGCTGTAGCTGCTGTAACAGTAAGCACAGATACAACAGATACTAATAATCCATTGACTGTAACACCTACAACGAGTGCAGATGGTACAACTAAGGATTACAAGGTAACTATTGATGGCACTAAGATTGCGAATAAGACGAACTTGTCCTATAAGGCAAATGATGGTACTGCAAAACAAGTTTCCTTAGCAGATGGTTTGAACTTCAAGAATGGTACCTTAACAACTGCATCTATCGATGATAATGGCGTTGTAAAATATGATGTAAATACTGCATCTATCACTGCAGGTACAGATGGTACAATTACAGGCCCAACTACAGATGGTGTGGCTACAGCTAAAAATGTAGCTGATGCTATTAATGTAGCTAAAAAAGCGTCTAAAACAGAAATCACTGCTAATACTGGTGAAGCAGCTAATGCAACGACAGGTAATATGACATTAACATCTACCACAGCTGCAGATGGTCATACTATTTATGACGTAAAACTCAACGATAAGGTGACACTTGGTTCTGGCGCTAATGCTGTAACTATCGATGGTACAACGGGGGCCATTACAGGTAAAACGGCTACTATTGGTGGTGTTACTGTTAACGGTACGGCTAATACTATTGGCGGCTTATCTAATACAACATGGAATGGCA